AAGCCGAGGGCCGGGACCTGGTCGACGCCGAGCAAGCCAACCTGGACGCCGCCCGCCAGCGGATCCGGGAACTGTCCGCCCAGATCGAACCATTGGAGGATTTCGAGAAACTGCGCGGCGCCCATTCCGAGACGGCCGCCCTGCTGATCGGACCCCCGGACCGGGTGCCGGCCCAACCCCGCCAGATCGACGGTGACAGCCGGGTCCCGGAATATCGTTCGACCGGCGAATATCTGGTCGACCTGATCCGGGCCCGGGGCATGATGAACTCCGAACCGGACCCGGCCGCCGCCCAGCGGATCGCCGCCATCCAGGCCCGGGTGGTAGCCGACCAGAAAACGTCGAACACGCCCGGCATTTTGCCGACGCCGATCGTCGGTGCCGTGGTCAACCTGATCGATTACAACCGGCCGCTGATCACGTCGCTGGGCGGGGCTATGGGATTGGGCGGGATCCCCGGCACGACGTTCAGTCGCCCCAAAATAACGCAACATGTGACGGTTGGCCAGCAGTCCGGCGAGAAAACGCAGCTGGCCTCACAGAACATGATCATCGGTTCGGTCACGTTCACGAAAGCCACCTACGGCGGTACCGTCGACATTTCCCGCCAGGACATCGACTGGACCAGCCCGGCGGCCTGGGACATTCTCGTCCGGGATCTGGCCCAGGTGTACGCCGTGCAAACCGAGACGGCCATCACCGCCGATTTCGCCACCAAAGCCACCGGCACCAAACCGCCGGCCCTGCCGGCCGTCCCGGTCCAGGCCGACTGGGTGAAAGGACTCTATACGGCGGCCATGCATTCCTATCAGGCCGGTCTGCGCATGCCGGACCGGGTGTGGGTCAGCCTGGACGTCTGGGCCGCCCTCGGGAGCCTGGTGGACACCACCCGGGTGATCTTCCCGGTTGACACGGTCCGCGAAATGGGCGCCCCCGGCACGTCGGAAATCGCCTCGTTCCGGGGTGACGTGCTCGGCCTGCCCCGCATTGTCTGCCCCCTGCTGCCGGCCAAAACGTGCATTGTCGGCAACAGCCAACTGTACGAAGTGTACGAAGAGGTCATCGGACTGTTGTCGGTGATCGAACCGTCGATCCTGGGTGTCCAGGTGGCTTACGGCGGCTATCTGGCCTACAACAGTCTGGCCCAAACCGCGTTCGTGGGTTTGGACCTGTCCGCCGTCACCTCTATGCCCACCGCCGCCGAAATGGACATCTCCGCCCCGGCCACCGAAGAAGAAACCCCGGCCGAAGAGCCGCCCGCCGGGCGGACCCGCCGCTAAACATGTCCACCGGTTGGACCGCCACGGTGGCCCATGCCACCTCGAACGTCCAGGCTTACGCCACCTCGGCCGACCGGGCCGGGGTGGCGTTCGGCCCCGGCGAGCTCGTCTACCTGATCGACGACAAATGCTTCCAATACTGGGATGGCACCGGCTGGCAGGAAGTGGCCACCGCCGGAGCCGCCGCACCGGCGTGCACGGTCGAAACGACCTTGCAGGTCAACGACGGGTCGATCTGGAGCGACTATGTCCTACAAACTCGCCTACCCGAACAGGGCGGTCCTACCGCCATTGTCACGGCCACCACCATCCCGGTCATTCTGGCCGCCGGCGGCTACTTCCACTGTTGGGTGGCATTGACCGGTATCCCGCCCGCCTCCGGGGCGGTCACCCTCACCTGGTCGACGTTTATCGCCGTCTCGAACCAGGCCGGCACACAACAGTTCGGCGGCACCCCGTCCGCCCAGATCACCGTCACCGGGACCACCACCAATATCGCCTGGTCGAAAACGACCTGGCAGCAGACCGGCAGCGACCTGAACCTGGCCGGCGGTAATCAGCAGATCAAATCCACCGCCGGCGGGATTTTCACCGCCACCCTGCAAACCTATCTGACCTGGGCGTGAATGGCGTACTACCCGAAATTGCAGGAAGTCCGCAGCATGTTGCGGTTACAGCCGGACGCCACCGAAGACTCGATTATCACCACCGCCCTGGCCGCCGCCGTCGACTACGCCAACCGGCGTCTCAACTACAAGTATCCGATCCCCCCTTACGATGACGGCACCCTGCCTGACGCCGCCCACGAAGCCTGTCTGTTGCACGCCGCCCGTCTCTACCGGCGGCGGGATTCGATCGACGGGACCATCTCATGGGGGGATCTCGGGGCGATCCGGGTCGGGCGTATCGACCCCGATATCGAACAGTTGTATGCGACGGTCGGCCCTCTGGTGTTCGGCTGATGTCCGATATCCCGGCCCCGTCAACGTCGAGCTCCGGCGACTTTTTCGGCTCTGAGTGGCATATCACCGCCCACGAAAAACTCGCCGTGAGAGGTTCGCTGTCGTTTCTGCGGGCCTTCGGTCCCGACACCTCGAGCACGGTCTCGGCCAACACCTGGACGGCTATCGTCCTGGACCCGGCCGGCGAACCGTGGCGCCAGTTCGGTCAGCCGTGCTGGGAGTGGATCGGGCCTGGCGATCCCGACTATGCGCTGTCGCCGGCCGGTATCCGCTGCCTGATCGAAGGCGTCTACGACCTGGCCGGCAGCGTGATGTTCAACCCGGCCCAGGCCACCGGCACCCGGGGCGTGAACATCACCGAAGTGAAAGGCCCGTATGCCGGGCAGTGGAACCTGGCCACCGGCCTGCCGGTCCCCAAGTCGACGAACACCCCGGTGCTGGTGGCCGGCGAAACCTACCAGTACGCCGGGAACATTATCGAGCTGCAAGCCTGGTCGGATACGGCCACCTCGACGCTGGCGAACCCGCAGTCGGAGTGGCTGTCGGCCTGTCTGATCGCGGCCAAATGAGTTTCGACCGTCAGGCCATGGCCGACGCCCTGACCGCCGCGTTGCAGACCGCGGTGGGTGAGACGGCCATGGTATTTCCGTCGCCGCCGTCGACGTTCAACCCGCCCGCCGTGGTCGTCGGGTTTCCGACCACGGTGGTGTTGCATTCGCCGGCGTTCGCGGTCGACACCTGCACGGTCCCGGTCCTGTGCACGGCCGGGGTGGCCGACACGACCGGCCTCGACTCGTTGATGGGCACCGTGTCCGCCTGCCTGGACGTTTCGGGGACGTTCCCGCCGGACGTGATCGTTCTGGGCCCGTCGGAGTGGCGGAACTGGCGGATCCTGACGGTGGCCGGGATCGACATGCTGGCCGCCGACATCATCACCGAAATCCGAATGTAAAGGAGAAAACTGTTGTCCGACACCGATGTGGAACTGTTCGACGAGGTCAACCCTTTGGCCGACCCGGTCCCGCCGACGGCCACCCCGGTCATGATGACCGACACCTATGTCGAGGCGAATGGCAGCAACCTGAAATGCTTGTGCGAAGAGGTGTCGCTGGAGGCCGAGAACAAACCTATAGAGGTGATCACGTTTTGTGGTGTGCAGGACTATCCGGGCCCGGTGAAATGGCATTTCAAAGCCAAATTCGTACAAGCGTTCGATGCCGGCGCCACCGACGCCACCCTGTCCACCGCCCTCACCAACTATCAGACATCGGGGACGCCGATGCCGTTCAAGGTCCGCCCGTACGCCTCCCGGGTGGTGTCGGCCACCAACCCACAGTATTCGGGGTTTGCGATACCCCAGCCGTACACCGTTTTCGGGGGCGCAGCCGGCGCTGCCTCCGAGGTGGACATCGATTGGATCATGACCGCCCCGCCGACCAAAACGACAGCCGGGGTGACCGCTACCGGGGCTACCGCCGGGGCGCCCGGCTATTTCACGCCGACCGGGGCCACCACCCCGGCCAACCTGGCCGCCCTGACCGGTATCACCGCCAGCCCGGCCACAGCGTGGACGACCGGACAATACGTGGTGACAGCCGACCTGTTGGCCGCGAACTGGACCGGTAGCGCCTGGGCGGCCGGTATTCACGCCTGATGGCCGAACCGGTCGTCACCGTGGTGGGGGCGAAAGCGTTACGCCGAGACATCAACCGGCTCACCGGCGACGTGAAAAGCCCGCTGTACAAGGCGATGGCCCAGGCCGGCTATGACGCCGTCCAACCCATCGTGGCCACCACCAAAGCCACCCTGCCCAAAGGTCCCCGCACCGGCGGCCGGCTGGCCTCGACGGTGCGGGCATCGAGGATCCGTACCGGTGGCGCGGTGCGCATGGGCCGCCCGTCGGTCCCCTACGCCGGGTGGGTGGAGTTCGGCGGCACCCGCAAACAACCCCACGAATCGTCCCGGACATTCGTGCGCACCGGCCGCTACCTGTTCCCGGCCGCCCGCGACCTCGCCCCCCGGGCCGCCGCCGACTATTCGGCCGCGCTCACCCGCCTGTTCGCGTCGTCGGGGATCTGGACGAACACCACCGACAACCCGGGAGCCGTCCATGACTGATGACGAGCCGATCGAGGTCGGCGCCGAACACCCTCTCCGCCTTTCTGCGGACGCCCTCCGCAGTTTGAAGAAAGCGACCGGTAGGACGATGACCGACTTGTTGGCCGACGAGGACGACGAGGTCAGCAGGTTTCAGGTGTTGGCGTTCGCCGAGCTGCACCGCCGGGCCGCCCGTCTCGGGCATCTCCCGGAGGCCGCCGAACTGTGGGAGCGGGCCGGCCGGGTCGAACTCGATTTTGTGCCGGTGGAACGCCTGGACCCTACCGGCGCCGGGTCCTAGAAAACCTGTGCGCCTTCATGCGCTACTGGCGGCTCACCCCCACCGAGGTTGACGCCATCGACGACGTCACCTATCACGCCATGGTCGGGTTCATGATCAAAGAAGCCCGGGCTGTCGAAAAAGCCTCCAAAAAGGTGCGCTGATGGCTGGCCCGACCGTAACCGTCCGGGTCCTGGGTGACACCAAAGGGCTCGACAAATC